AGGTATAGGAAGCATTTACTGTTGCATAAACAAGATTTTGAACGGTCCAATTTGAGTTTGCGGAAGCGTAAACGGCATTAGTTGTATCAAAGGCAGCGTTTAGAGCCTCGTATGAGGCATTGCCCATAACGTAGCTGCTATTGACTGTTGCGTAAACTAGATTTTGAACTGTCCAATTGCTGTTAGATGATGCGTAAACTGTATTGGTTAGATCGTAAAGAGCGTTCTGAACCTGCCAGTTAGAATTAGATGATGCGTAGGCTGCGTTGATTGTATGATAGGCAGCGTTGCCCATAACATAGGCAGCATTAGTGGTTGCATATAGGGTATTCTGGACTGCCCAGTTAGAATTAGCGGAATCATATGATGCATTGGCTGTATTGAAAGCAGAGTTCAATGCCGTGTAAGAAGCATTGGACATGGTGTAATCTGCGTTTACAGTAGCATAGATTACATTCTGTATATCCCAGTTAGAATTGGCTGAGGCATAAACGGCATTTACGGTGTCATATGCAGCATTAAGAGCAACATAACCAGCGTTGCCCATGACATAGTTACTATTGACTGTGGCATAGACAAGGTTCTGCACTTCCCAATTGGAATTTGCGGAAGCATAGATTGTATTTGCTAATTGATAGACAGCGTTCTGGACAACCCAGTTAGAGTTTGAGGAGTCATAAACAGAATTGGCTGTAGAATAGAGGGCATTCTGTACCGCCCAATTTGAATTGGAGGTATCGTAAACAGTGTTAGCAACTGTATAGAGAGCGTTCTGGACTTCCCAGTTTGAGTTGGCTGTAGCATATACGGCATTGACAGTATCGTAGGCTGAGTTAAGAGCAACATAAGCTGCGTTACTCATTACATAATCAGCGTTTACGGTAGCATAAACGAGGTTCTGGACTGTCCAGTTGGAATTGATAGATGCGTAGGCTGCATTAACGGTGCTATAAGCTGCATTAAGTGTAATGTAGCCAGCATTAGACATAACATAGTTAGAGTTTACAGTAGCGTAAACGAGATTTTGAACTGACCAATTAGAGTTTGCAGAAGCATAGACAGCGTTAACTGTTGCGTATGCGGCATTTAGCGTCACATAACCGGCATTAGACATCGTATAGTTGGCGTTAACCGTGGCATAAACCAGGTTCTGGACTGCCCAATTGGAATTAGATGATGCATAGGAATAGTTTGCTACGTTAGCAGCACCATTCGCATGATACCAGATTGGAATAAGGTCAGTAGCTAATGCTACACCAGCCATTGAACCAGAACCACCGTTGGTGATCTGGATTCTGTTTTTAGATGTTGTGGTGACGTTTACTTTGTTATCACCGCCGGTTGTGATTTTGATTGACATAGCTTACTTTGTTACCGATGGTGTTACGTATATAACTCCTTCAATAAGTCTGGTCACCGTTTGTGTGGTGTCAGTAACTTTAACATCAAACAGGTAAGAACCTGCACGTAGATTTGCAGTATTAGACGAGTTCATTGTAAGAAGAAACTCGCCGTTTGCGGGATCATATACCGAAGCTGATAGATATGCGTATGCGTTAGGAGATACTAACGATCTTCTTAGTGCGCTACTAACAGTATAACCTAAAACATTCTGAGGAAGATTTGTATTGTCATCATTGAGGTTAATGGTAGTAGAGAAATCGCTCCCTTGGTCAATGTAAAGTTCTACGTATTCGGCCATCGAGTCTCTTTCTTTGTTTAACTACCTATTTATATTTATCTTTTGAGCAGTTCCGAAAACTCTTGTATGAATGATGGATCTTTTTCAGATAGAACCTTTAAGGAATCAACCAGGTTGGTGACAGTATCATATGCTTTTAGAAGTTCGGTTTCTTCGGTTTTCTGTATTGCCTCTGCCGATGCAGCCTGTTCTGCGATCATGGCATTCTTTAGGTCTTTAATGTCCTCAACCGTGAATGCCTTGGTATCTCCAACCAAATCTCTAAGGTTTCTCATCTTGGTATCGATATTTGGATCTTTGATTTCTTCATGGATCTTCAACCAATCAACAGGAGCATTGATCATAATTCTCTTTTCAACTTCTTCTGTAGATGGAGTTGGTGTATCATACAAGGTCATTAGAACGTCGGTTCTTGTAGCAACAGGATAACCGTCTGCATTTAGCTTAACAGAACCATCTTCGTTAAATGATGATGCCAGATCCATTTCAGTCAACTTGTCGGTGAAATAGCGAATTACTACACCGTGTGATTCCGGATCAATCTTAATGATGCGATATTGAATGTTCATTTGTTCCTCTTAAGCAACTGGGCCCGATACATGGGTGTTGTTGATGTAATTGATGTATGTATTACCTGTGATAGCATTACCTTGAGAGCCTTGGGCTCCTGTATCACCTGTGGCGCCTTGAGCACCAGTTGAACCTGTGGCTCCAGTTGCTCCAGTAGCACCAAAAGCACCGGCGCCGCCACCTGGACCACCGCCAGCACCACCGTGGTTACCTGCACCGTGACCTGAACCACCATGACCGCCAGCAGCATTATAAGCGCCGCCTGCGCCACCATGACCACCATGAACGTGTGCGTGGTGTTGGTTACCGCCATAGTGTCCGCCACCTGGACCGCCGCCGGCGCCGCCGTGATTAGCACCGTGACCTGCACCATCGCCGCCAGGAGCACCATGACCACCAGTACCTGTACCACCGCCACCACCGCCGCCACCTGCGTGGACGTTAGCACCGTGGGCGTGCTGAACACCATAAGCACCAGTGTTATAATGCTGTCCGTAGCCGTGAGCACCACCGCCACCGCCGCCGCCTCCGCCGCCACCGTTTCCTCCGTGACCACCTGCGCCGCCGGCGCCACCGTCACCACCATCACCACCAGTGCCGCCGTCACCACCATCACCGCCTGTACCACCGACAATAGCATTTTTGTTGTTAAGAACGATAGCAACACCTGTAGCAGCGTCGGCTACGAATGATGTACCACCAGTACCTCCTGTAGCACCTGTGCCGCCTTTGGCTCCCGTGCCACCAGTGCCGCCTGTAACACCTGTACCGCCGGTACCACCTGTACCACCGCCACCACCATGGTTGCCTGTATTAGTATGACTAGCGCCGTGACCACCGTGACCACCAGAGCCATTACTACCTGTAGTTCCTTGGCCGCCTGTAGTTCCTGTAGAACCTTTGGATCCTGTAGAGCCTGTAGAGCCTTTATTACCTTTTGAACCTGTAATAGTAGAATTGTTCTCAATATAGATCCATGTACCAGGAGTCCATGATGAATTTGTTCTGAAAGCTGGAGTCGTTGGTGTTGAACCTGAAACAGCAGCATTAACGAAGCAAAGAACATTTAATGGATATGATGGACTACTTACAGAAGAATATAGATCAACGTCACTCGTGTTTGCGCTGATTATAACTACCTTAGTTGGTCTAACAATCGGTGCTAGAAACATATATTATTACCTCACATCTGGTAGGTATGAACCGTATAGATTTGTGCCGTCACATACGAATGAGAACAAATCACGGCGATTTGCTGTGGAGGTGAGAGTTGGTGCAACACCAGCAGGCCATTTGAATACGGAGTTCCAAGTTAGTGATCTGCCACCTGAACCATCTTGTACCACATGGAGTATATATGTACCAATTTTGAGATTGGTCGGCGCTGCCATTGTTCTAGAACCGCCTAGTGTGACCGTGGCAACTGAACCAAGAGAAACGTCCCAGTTAATTGTCGAACCGTCGGTTAGTGTTTGGTTGGCAATGTTAGCATCAATTGTAACGGTGCCGGTGAATGTTGGACTAATCTTAGTGGCATATGTAGCAATTGAATATGTATTTACGGCATTTGACCATGCATTAGCTGACGCACCAACTGTGTTTGACCATGAGTTAGCAGAACGTGATACAGTATTTGACCAACCATTTGACGCCAGACCTACGGCATTTGACCATGCGTTAGCAGAAGCAACCGAAATCTGTGCATTGCTGTTAGCAGCAGTCACATAAGATATAGCAAGTCCGTGAACTGTATTAACAACTAGAGCGGAAGCAATGTTTCCAGAAGCGGAATCATTGACCGATGAAGATGTTAGAATGTTGATAGTAAGATTACTTGATCTAGAAGCGAATGATGGAATAGATACTGTATTAGCATTTGATGTATTACAGAAAATCAACTTGTCGTTTAGAGCAACAACGGTTGAGTTTGTGACTGTTCTCCAATAATCAAATGTATCTGTGAGTGCGACGTTTGCTAATGCCATCTTATCTTCTCGCTAATCCTTTAAGTAAATCTTTGATCTCGTTGATATCAGTTTTCAACTCGTTTATCTGTTCTTGTATCTTGTCTACCGCCTGCTCTTTTCTTTTTCGTTTCTTATAAGCGGCTAGAGCATCGTTATCTTTATTTATAAGAAATCCTTCAGCGGTCCTATAGATTCCTGGTCTGTCGGTTCTTTTATCTGGTTCTCGAATCTCTGTCACTTCCTGCATTTCTTTCTGTTATGAGATTTAGTATAACGTTACGTTCGTTCTCTGGTGTAAGTTCTTCCTCAATATCGGTACATCCGTGTACCTCGATGAGTTTAGAAACGATATCCAACCATAACTCGGCAGTTTCTCTATCATAGCCTATCAAGGTTATAATTCTTCTACCGAGTTTCTTTAGTATTGATGGTGGAGCCACCGTGCAACCTAATAGAACATGATGATCGGTAACGGTTACTGGGTAATCAAAACCAAGACCAAGTAATGGCTTTCTGGTGACTACCGTGTGACCATACAATCTAATACACTCATAGATGTAAGCATTACCATAAACTTTACAGTTATCATAGATTTCAGCATTGTTACATACAATGGCATTGTCATAGATTTCAGCGTTCTCATATATCTGGGCATTGTTCATGACCCTGGCATTACCATATACTTTACTGAAACCACTTACTCTGGCATTGTCTCTAATCGAGGCACTATCATATACCATGGCATCACCATAAACTCTTGAACCAAGGCATACTGTAGCATTACCGAATACGGAAGCACCATCATTGATGATAGAACTACCGCTTACTTGAGCATTTTCAAAAACTCTGGCAT